ATATGCAGGAGATTCTTTAAATATTTCCTGCAGCTCCTCTGCTAACATCACATCTTTATTATCTGCAAAAGTTGTATAAGCTTTCCCATTCTTTCTTGATTCTCCATGATTGCCACCAATAAAACAAACTACACCCTTACTAAACAATGGCATAATCTCTTTAATTATTGTATATATCATTCTCCTAGCTACTTTTTGCTGCTGTCTTTCATCTAAAACTGTGCTAAATTCCTGCATAGCATAATGATTAGAGCAAGACTCAACTAGATCCCCTAATCCTGCAAACAATACTTGATCTAATGGCTCTACTTTCTGGATCTGCTTAACTTGTGCCTTAATCTTAGGAATATAGTCTATAAACCTCTCTATTGCCTCCTCAGTACCCTCTTTGCCAATTTGAAAATCTGCTAATGCTATACAAAATGTCTTTGAATCTTTTACAGGCTTTTTTTTATCTTGTTTCTTTAATCTACCTGCACTTGCTAGGAGCTTCTTAAAGTCCTCATCTGGCATATATTGATCACTAGAAACTATTTTTGCTTTGAAGTAATAAAGCCTCTCTATATTGCCATTTCCAATATTGGAATCCCAATACCTTATCTCTGCTTGATTCTCTAAAACTTTGTATTTATGGGCATCTTTACCAAAATAAGACTCTAATTGTTCTTTCCAATCAATGTCATTAGATTTCTGAGGTTGAGATACTATCTCTCCAGATCTTGTAGCTTGATTGAAAGAAGCTGATGGCTCAAAGCCTTTTGGATGATTAACTTTCTTTTTAGACTTTCTAGGATCTCTATCCTGTACAGTTTGAGCAAACTTCTTTAGGTTATTTGATTCTGCCATCTCTATAATCCCTAAAATATCTCCTTACTGTGTTGTAATTGAGATGTTTGAATTGCTCATATTGATCTACTAAATATTGAGCTGCTAAAGTATCTGAAATATATTCTGATTCAGCTTCTTTTGCCACTTTCAGAAAGATTTTTTTAGCTTCTGGATTATCTAATATAAATCTAGTTGCTGAATATTGCCCTGTAGGCTTCTTTCCCTGCTGTTCAGAGTATTGTAATAAAGTCATTATTCAACCTCCTATAAGTCTAGGATAGACTAAGCCTAAGACAAATTTATGGGGATTCTGGCTTTGGATGAGCTTCTTTTATTGGTTGAATTATATCTGTTTTCCAAGCTTCTAAGCCATTGTGGTAAATATAATCTAACTGCTCTCCATAGCTAGGATATTCCTGTAATCTTGCCTCTTTGTAGCCATTTTCTTGTTGATCAAATTTACCATTAGCACAATCTACAATCATCTGTTCAAAATCATCATCAGAAATAGGTAATCTCTCATTATTAACTTGCTTAAAGATACCATCTCCATCTCTAAGAGCTTGTAATTCAGATCTACATTCTGCTTGAAATTCCTCTAATGTTGCCATATTACTCCTATCTTACTATATATTTCTTATACTTATTTCTTCAAACCATACAGAATAACTTTACTTCCACTAGCAAAATTACTGCCACTCTCCCATAGTAATTCAATACCATCATTTGCTTCTTGAACAGTATGAACACCACCCCCCTGCTCTCCTACTAGATCATCTATACTATTGTTCCAACCTGCACTCTCTACTGTTACAAAACTAAATTCTGATTTATTAAAATTAAATAAATACAATGTTGCATTACTAAATTTATTACTGTCATTTGGCATAGCTGAATTAAAAAACCATTGAGTGGCATTTGTAACAGGTGTAGTTCCAAAAGATGTATCTGCCCTCATAAACAAAGTTGCCATATCATATTCACTATCACTATCCCCTGTGCCACTTGTTGTAACTCTTACATATAAATCCTTATCATTATCTACAGGTCTAACATAATATTGAACTACATATACATCATAAGTAGAATTTATTCCTGTAACTATTAAAGAACTTTGACTACCTGTTGAAATTGTTTCTGATATTTTTTCTAATGATCCTGCCATTATTTAACTCCATATACATTGATTGTCATATTATCTAAAGTGCCACTTCTAGGAAAAAAATTAATTCCTGTTATTTGTTCAGCAACTTTATGAACACCAATCATCTTAAAGCCAATACCACCACCAGAATAATAAGCACTACTATGAGATTTTACAAAAGTAAAACTTGAACTGTCATTAGGATTAAAAACATACATTGTTATACCTACAGCATCATCTGCACCTGAGCCTTGATATGATATAGAAGTAGCAAAACCTGTTTGCCCTGTATTTCTTTTTTGAGTAAAACCTGCACCTGCTAACATTTCTAAACTTGCAAAATCATAATTTGAAGTGCTATCAACACCCCCACTATCAATAACTCTTGCTTCAATATAATCTGTTGCAGTTTGGTCTAATTTACTAATTGAAATCATATAAACATCATAAGTATCACTAAAACAATCTGTAACTGATAATGAACTAACAGAACTTCCTGTTGCTGATTTTATAAATTCTAAAGATCCTGCCATTAGCTATTCCTTAATTCCATATAAACTTGCTGCACCACTTGTAAAAGCATTTGCAGTTGTTTGTTGTCCAATTCTAATTCCATTAACAGTTTCAGCTTGTGTATAGACACTACTGCCAAACTCAAAACCAAAATCACCACCACCACTTGTGCCTGTAAAAACACTATGCTGAGTTATGAAAGTATATTTGTTAGTGTCATTAGCATTATAAATATAAAAATAACCACAAAGATTATCTGATGTTTCAACATCTCCACCTAGCCTTATACTTGATTGGCTTGTGCTTTTTCTTTCCTCAAATGTGCCATTAACAAATCCTCTCTGGTTAGCAAATTGATAATTAGTTGTTTCATAAGAACTTCCACTATCATTAGAAAACTTTATACCAAATTCTGTCTGAGTTGTAGGAACTAAAGTACTTAAAAGAACTAAATGAACATTATGATTAGAAAACTTATCTACAAAATCTATTGTGCTTGAACTAGCAGTAGAAGTAATAATGTGTTCTAATTTACCTAGATCTGTAATTCCACCTAGTCCAAATCTAGCTGCACCTAATGGCATATTGAACTCCTAACTAAAATCTTGTAGTGCATTAAGTAATGGAGTACCTGCATCTAAAAACAAAAATGTAACTAGATCAATAGCATTTGCACCATCAGAAACTGTATATCCACCACCACCTGCTGTCTTTGCAGTTACATTTCCTCCACCATTAACAGTTACAGCATTAATTGCAACTGTTTTAGCACTTGAAGCATGTTGTGTTATTTGAAGTGTAAATGTTGAAACACCATTAGCAGGAACATTAGTAAAATCTATATCTGTAATATTCTCTGTAAGAGTTATAGATCCTGTGTTTCCATTGTTCATATCTATAGCTACAACTCCACTAGAGCTTGTTACTGCTACATCAACTTCTGAATAATCTTTTAGTGCAATACTGTCTATTGTTGAATCAAGATTAACTGTTACTGTTCCAGAAGTACCTCCTCCATTTAGGTTAGTTCCTGCAGTAACTCCCTCAATATCTCCTGCTTCTGCTCCAATCCAGCTGCTCCCACTCCATGCTTTGAGTAAATTTGCTCCAGTGTCATAAAATACAGTTCCCTCTACTTTGTTTGTAAGAGCAGAGTTTGCTGCTGCTTCACTTGCAAATATAAAAACTATTGAATCTTGAATGTCTTGAAATCTAGCTTCTGTTACTAGATCTCCTGTACTCCAATCAAACCATCCACCAGCTGCCATATAAAAATATCTCCTTTAATCTTTTTTAAGTATAACTTATGTTTGTGTCTATTCCTAACTTAGAAACTCCTAGAATCCAAGCTCCTGTTTCAGCAGGAGAAAGTCCAATTTGCCAATTCCAAGTCTTATTTCTAGCATCAACTTTATGCTTTATTCTCTCTATAAACAAATCATAAGTTTCTACTGTGCTAGATGGTGTAGTGACTTTTGCCTCAACAAAGCTTCCTATATCTAATCCTAATGCTTTAGCCCATAATCCTGTATTTTGTTGTGGAGCAAAAGATAAGCTTTCTACAGTAGTTTGAGGAATAGAGTTAGCTACTACCTTTTGTTCTGCAATAGAAGCTGCATCTGCATCAGATACATTTAATGTTCCAGATTCTGTTAATACATGAGCTCCAAATCTTTCTACAGAGTCTGAATCTATAGTAATCTGTGTTGATCCACCTGTTCTAGTTCTCTGTACAGTATTAACTATTTTTGAATCATCATAAGCAGATACAATATCAACATAAGGCAACTCTCCTCCACCCTGTCCAAAAGTAGCACTAGGAGTTGTTGTATTAGTCAATCTAAAGTTTCTATCTCTAAAAGTAGCATCTCCATTAGCACCTATAAAGAAAGTACCATTCTCTGCTTGTTCTACTTTTCTTAGAGCTGTTAATAAGTCATCTGTTTCTGGTTGAGTTTGCACTTGTAGCTGTCCTGTAGATATTGCCTGATTACTATATCCAAAGCTATCAAGTATGTTTTTAACTCTTACAGAGCTTAATTCCTGTGCTTGAGTAAGTGATAGCCTAGTAGTAGATCCTAATTTAGAAATACCTAATCTCCATCCAACACCATCTAAAGTTGCATTAAAGAAAAGCTTAAAAGCATCTACAACTCTAATTTTAGTTGAGGCATCATAGCCCTGTCCTGCATACTGTACAGGAAAGCTCTCTACAAAGCCATGAAATAGATCATAAGTTGTAGAACTATTAGTAGCTCTTATTCTTAATCTTTTTAGTGGTTGTATTTTAGTTCTACCTGCTGAGGAATCATAAAAATGTGTGGATTGATTAGGAGAAAATCTATTATCTCTGTTATCTAAAACAACTGTAGCTGTTCCTGTTTGGAACTCTGCTAAATCTGATATTCTACCCCTAGTTGTTTCAAAACTTCTTAAATAAGCAGTAACATCTGTAAATGTTTGAGAACTATCTAAGGGATTACTATCAAAAGCTATTTCACAAGTTAAAGTAACATTAGAATCAAAAGCAACTGACATTATCTAACCAGAAAGGCTTTGCCCTGATTTTGTATTCTTGTATTAACTTTTTGGAAAGTAGT